ACCGTCCTCGTGTGCCTTAGAGCCGCTAGGTCTGCGAAGGTGTGACACTAGGAACAACCCTACGCCTGTCTCCTGAACCAGCTTGCGGAGGTTGGTCATAATACTGTCAATGGCCTTACGCTCATCGTTATTGTCCTGATCGCTGACAACAATACTGAGGTGATCCAGTATGATCCACTTGCAGTCCAATCCTTTAGCCATGTAGCGTATGCGTCCTAGCAGGTTGTCCTCGCTCGTGCTGCCCCAGTGATCAAACATATAGATACGTCCTGATCCCATCGTCCTATCCCAGTATCCCTTCTTCTCTTCCTGAGTCACGGTCTTGTCTAGGTGTAGCTGCTTGTTGGCTTCAATGGACATGATACCTAACGCTGTCTTGGGGATATCCTCTTCCAGTGCTAAGATACCTATGTTGTCTTCCGTTGCGCCTAGCAGGTAATGCTCTAGCTCCCTGACGATCTGTGACTTACCCATGCCTGACCCTGATGTGATGGTCACTAACTCTTTAGCCCTGAAGCCGTGAGTGTACTCATTGAGGCATGACCAAGGGTAGTCAATGGACTTGACATTGGACTGCTTGATGATCATGTCCCATGTCTCACTGCCCGCCACGATACCGTCCGGCTGGTATGCCTTAGCGTTCCACCACTCCTTAACAAAGTCCTGCACCTTACGGTCTCTAAGCATATCCCCTGCGTCCTTCATGGGGAGTGTTACGTTCTTAGCTTTGTTAGGTGTGAACAGATCAAGCACTGACTTGGCTGCTTCCTGTCCAGCCTTATCACTGTCAAAGCAGATGACCACGTTGTCAAAGGTCTCAAGCCACTCTAGGTTCGCTTTGATGTCTTTGGCTGCGCCTGCTGCTCCTGATCTGATGCTGACTGCTGGCCACTTTCCGTCAAACATTTCGTTGACAGCAAGTGCGTCCGCCTCGCCTTCTGTGACCGTGATGTACTTACCGCCACTCTTGAACGCTTGTTGCCCGAAGAGACCCGCATTGTCAAAACCTCCTGTTGCATAGAATGATTTGTTATCTACGATGCGTACCTTCGTGCCTGTCGCAGTGCCTGTGTCCTTGTCATAGTATGGGTAGTGGTGCTTGGTTATCTTACCGTCTACGCCATACTCTACAGTGACACCGTAACGCCTCGCTGTCTCCTGATTGATACGCCTGTCGGGTATCGCTGCTACTACACCTGTCATCTCTAATGACCTCGCTGGTTTACGTTGTACTGCCTGACCTACCTGACCGCTGCCGTGTTCGTAATAGTTGCAGCCCCCAGAGAAGCAGACTGCATGTCCATCACTATAGCGAGCCAGATTGTCAGATGAGCCACACGATGGGCATGGCTCATGTCGAACAAAGGTTGACTCTGCTGTCACTAGAAGTCCTCCCCTTCTCCCTGCTCTGCTACCTCCAGCACCTTGATCTTGTTAAGGTACGTGCCCATGCCGTGGACTGGATGTGGCTGACCCTCTGCCCACAGTAAGCGAACCTTAGAGCCTCGTCCAATGCGACCAGCAAATGGCTGACCCTCTGCGTCCATCACTGGTACATCATACTTGGTACTGAACTTACGTTGCTTTGTGCCTTCGTACTCGCGTAGCTTGACACCTAGACCTGCTAGTTGCTCCGCTGTGCTATCGTCTAAGCTAATGACGACTGAGTATTTGCCTGTGGATTGACCCTGATACATCTCGTGGGTGTCTAGGTTTTCAAATGCAATTGTGCCTTCTACTACTGCCATGGTATTTCCTCTTGGTTGTGGTTTGATACTACTTAAGTATCGTTTGGTTAAACTTTTAAGATTAATTCTAAAACATTTCCCTTAACTACATGAGTATTATATCAAGGATTAAGCATCCTGTCAAGCTCATCATTACTTAAACTATCAAATATTTTATTCACCTCGTCTAATACTGCATCATTTGAATGAGAAGCACACTCATTACACAGGTCAAGATGTAATCCTGTCTGGTGGTCTATTCTCTTCAGCTCGTATTCGTTTAGGATAACGTCACATGCTTTGCATCTACTCATTTGGGAATACCTCGTTGTATTTTTGTGTCATTTCAGTGTACGAGTTACCATAGTACTCGTCACGCATTTGTTTGGCTACTCTGGATGTTAGCTCAGAGAGTGACATACAGTATACCTGATACTCTATCAGCTCGTCAACCATTACATGTGCTGACTCTTCTATCCAGTCGCTAGGCTCGTGTTCATAGCCCAACAGGTTCTCTTTTATTTTACTCATCAGCAAATACCTCCTCATATACACGACCATAGCTAATCAGAATGAAGGGCAAGTGCAGTAACACGCCTTCAAATGGCATAGCGAATGTTCTGTCTGTCTCTGTGTTGTAGACCCAGACTGCTCTACTGTCGGCAAACTCAAGGAATACACCGCATCCGTTGATTAATTCTACTGATAATGTCCTGTTAAATAGGCGCATTAGTTATTACCTCCGTGCTTGTGAATTATACCGGCTCTGACACCTCGCTCATAGGCTGACAGTTCTTCTGTCTGTGGCCCTGAGCCTGCCTTAAAGCCTGCAATATATGCTTTCTCGTTATCGTTTAACCACTGATCATCGCCCTGATCGTCTGCTGTGGCCTCGTCAATCTCCCATTGTTCCACTGTGTCCTCATCATCATCTTGTGGCCCGTGATGCCAGTCTGGATCTTTCATTGTACTAGACTCCCATATTCAAGTGTACCTACCATAACATACCCGACAAACAATAGCAAACCAAAAAGCATAAATTGTCTGGACTCTGCGCGTTTACGCCTTTCTAGTTCCTCCTTTGTCACCTGTCCTATTTTGTATGGATGGTTTATCATTGGTCAGGCCCTCGTTCTACCATTAGCTGCAGCGCCGCTGCTCTGTCATCGTCTAGGCTGCGTATTAAATCCTGCAGCACCTGAGTTTTAACCTCATTAAATACATTGTCAGAGCTGACCATATTGTCTAACTGTGCCTGCAGCTCCTCTATCCAAACGCCTGCCTGCTGGAAAAACTCAGGGGCATCGCCGTTGTGAAGTGAAGTTCTGGTGGTGCTTATCTCCACCCAATCATCCCATTTGCTCATTATTTAACCCTCGTAATAGTGTATTCTTCAAATCCAGAGGCACGACCTGCTGCATGTGCCTCTGCCATTGTAGCATAGTATTTGCTGTAATCAAACGTGTAGTAGTAGACCCTGTACATTATGCCACCTCGCTATAGTCTGAATCGCATTCGCTAGTTGAAGTCAACAGGCAATCAATGCGATCCTGTGGCACTGTAAGCGCATCACAGCCATCCAGCCACTTGTTGATATGCTTTGTGGTGGTGACGCTGTATTTGGTCGCTGTGCGTACCAGTGAGCCATCAGTCAGGCGTGCGGCTACTGGTGTCTCGTAGCTAAAAAATACCTGTGCAAATCCCATATCTAACTCAGTCATGTTACTTCCTATCTGTTTAAGTTTCATCTGTACTGCCTCTGTGTTGTTTAGTTGGTTTAATAATGCCCACTATAGGCTAGTGGACACGATAAAGCAACTACTTTACGCAAATACAAGGTTTCCTTCACTATCCCAATCTACGCTAGTCCAGTTAGAGTTTAGGTTTTTATAATCCTTCTCGCCTTTGTATGTGAAGCTCTGTTTCCCCGCCCTATAAGGGTAGTCTCTAAAGTTTTGAACATAGGCCAATATACTCTCGTCCTCTGTCAATACCTCAGAGGCGTAGACGGTTCCTATCTGCTCGTCATAAGGGCCATTGTGTAGGATTATAGCCGCTGTGTAGCGATATTGGCCGTCTGAACCACGGGTGATATATGCCGTGTCATAAGCGCCCAAATGGCGTTTAATATCAGACACGACAGGAGCAGGCAGGCCGGCGAGGATTGTAAGTGAGTTGTTCATAGCTATGTACCTATATGTATATCAATGAATGTAGGTACACAATACAGCAATGCACACAGAATACAACCCCATATTTGCAATTAATTTACCCTGTGTCGCAAACAGATAAGCATGTCGCTAACTGATAAGCCTACCTTTTATACTATGTGTGCGCGTGTAGATACCACAGTGAAAGACCTGTGTCAACCTGTGTATGCATACAGTGGTAAGGGGATGCAATAGGTATCCTACTGTATACACACGCTTGCCCTGTGGAATCCTATGCAATAACCATGCCAACATTGGTAGCCTGTGGATTACCTGTGGATAACTTATGTATTCCTGTGTATAAACAGGGACGGGGAGGGGGTTGACGTGTGGACAACCTGTGTAGTACCCTCCAGTATACAAAAAAGTAGTAAATTAGGATACCTGTATAATCCCTGTGAATACCTGTAAGCCCTTGATATACATAAGTAAACACAAGCTGACCCCTATGTAGCCACAGGTTATAAGAAAGGACACCATTAGAATAAAAAAGTATGACACAAGTAGGGAACTTTTGGCTGGACTCGCGGCCTAATAAAGAAACTTAGGGATATTAGTAAATAGTTCTTGACTTTTACTTTAATATATGGTATAATATCTAGTATACTAAAGAGATAAAGATAACCAAGCGCCTTAAGGGTACTTAAGTAAAGGTTTAGGATTAATCTTTAAAGATATATTAAAGAATATCCTAAAGTATACTTAAGTATACTTAAGATAACCAAGGGGTATGCTTTGAATAATAAAGATTCTAAGGGTAGTCAGTCCGCGAAGCGGTTGGGGCGACCAAAGAAGAACTCAGTAGCATCAAAAACCAAGGGTAAACGCAACGCAGTAGGGCGACCCAAGGGTGATGCATCAGTCATTAACGAATACAAGGCTAGGATGTTAGCATCTCCTAAGAGTAGGAAGGTGTTGGACAGCATTCTAAACGCTGCGTTAGATGATGACCATAAGAATCAGGCAGCGGCTTGGAAGCTCTGCATGGATAGA